TTTCCTTTTGTTTTGTGCATTAGCTCAATCATCTTGTTCAGATACCAGATAGCTTTCTCAGCATCTTGGATAGGGTTACCCTTCCTGAACAGACGTGAGCCTGTGTATTTGATTACGTTACCATGACAGTAACTGATTGCTTCCCACTCACCAAGCACATCAACGATGTAGTCAATCGTTTCAATGTTACCCATGTAGTGTGGTGGGCTGTTTACCATGTCGTCCAACATTGATGGTTGTTCCATCTTGCTCATGTCTTCCATAGTGTTACCTTTCCTGTGTCTGTGTCGTACTCACCATCACGTAAGATACGTGCTAGTCTTGCGTTTTCAAGTGCTACCTTTTCAGATAGATTTTTAGACGCAAAGATTTCAACAACTTTATCCCATGTAGGATTGTCTGCAAGCAATCGTTCAGCAGTTTTCTTGCCGATGCCTGGACACCCTTTATAGTTATCTGTTGTATCACCTGACAGAGTTTGTACAAAGAAGTTGAAGTCAGCTTCTTCTTCAGAGATTGTGACAACCTCACCATCCATCCAGTGCTTTGCTGGTACAGTCTGTAGGTCTTTGTCTTCAGACCATATAATAGTCTCGCTGTTTGCAGTCCCAAGTATTCCCAAAACATCGTCAGCCTCTAAGTTCTTGTAGATGATGGTGTTCCAATTATCCATCATGTATTGTTTCGCAAACTTCAGAAGCATGGGCTTACGTACGTTGGAACGATTAGCCTTATAGTATGAAGCTACGTCTTTTCTGAAGTTGTTGGTATCTGACAAAGCTAGTACACAATCTTGTACTGGTGCTGCCTCAACCAACTTGTTTATCTGGTCATCAACAATCATGGACACGTCACTCTCGTAGGCGTGGAGCGTCCACTCATCTTCATCCCATTTGATTGGCATCTCTGCCGATGCTGATGCCTTGAACGCAATGATGTCGGCATCAATAAGCAGAAGGGTCATCGTCATATTCCTCTCTATCTTGTTGCTGTTCCTTCATCTGGTTCAGCGTGATTACTCTAATACCTGTCATCACCTGCACGTAATCTAAGTAGGCTTCAACAATCCACTTGATACATAGACAGATAGTTACTCCAAAGAAGCTACAGGTAAGGACTAACTTAAAAAGAAAATCAAAGTCCATGTGTCATCCTATGTTTGATTAGGTATTCAAACGCTCTGTGAGCATTGTCAGGGTTATCCTGTAGCTGGCCTATGCCTGTGTTACAGGGCTTACATATCCAACCTCTAAACGTTTCACTCTCATGGCAGTGGTCTAGTACCCAAGTCTGCAAAGACTTCTGCCCATGCCTACCTATCTCCTGTATGTTACGAGTACAGATAGGGCAGGTGTAGTCTTCATCAGGATAAGGAACTTGCTTACGTAACTTAGCTATTACTTTTTGATGTCCACTCTTACAGGACTTGCAAGTTCTCTTTATCTCTCCTGATGACATGACTGAGTAGTTGGCAATATCCTGTGTGATACCACACTTGATACACTCAACTTCCTCAATGGGTTTCTGCCCAGTTTGCTCCGTACTTGTAGTCGCTGTCAAGTCTGCATCTGAATCTGAAGTGTTCTTCTGTGTCTCGCATACACTGCTGAATAACTCTCCCTGCCTCATCTTCCTGTCCTTTCTTCACGAGGACTTGTACCTCGTCATGTACAAACGCAACAATCTGTGCGTCAATGTTCGCTTCTTTCAAAGCACGTGCCATAAACACGTACCATGTTTTACAGATTATTGCGCCAGCAGATTGAAGCAAAGTGTTCAACGCCGCATGGCTATGCCTGATGTGGATTACCCTACCATCCAGACCCTTAATCCAGCCACGCTCTTTGGCAGCTTTGGACACAGCATCCTTCAGGTACTTCAGGGCAGGTAGTTGTTTCAGGAACTTGTTCTTGATACGCTTACCTTCTGTTGCACCCTTGTTGATAATCTTACCAATCTTCTCGTCACCTGCGCCATACAAAAATCCATAGATAAATGTCTTGGCATTGGAACGTGTGGGTAGGCCAGCCGCCTGTTGGTTGGTGGTGTGTACATCACCCTCAAGTACTACCTGAGTATAAGCACCATCATCATAAGCAGCCATGTAATGAGCAAGACATCTAAGCTCAAGCCCAGAAGCATCAGCACCCAAAAGACTGTACCCATCAGGAGCATGAAACAGAGAGCGACATTCCGTTCCGTATTCAGCACCCACGCTAGGCACTTGTGCCACGTTTGGATTGTTGTGCGTACAGCGTGACGTAACTGCACCCATATGATTGACACGTCCATGTATCTTACCATCCTTCTCTAGCTTCAGCCAACCCTGCTTGCCAGTAGCAAGCTGACCAATACGTTTATTCAAGAGCAAGTACTCACTTAGTAGCTTGGCCTCTGGCATCTCAATGGAAGACAGTACAGTTTCATCCACCTTCGGCTCACCATTGTCAGTGAAAGCCTGAGGCTTCCATCCACGCTTCATCAGTCGGTCAGCAATCTGCTGTCGTGATGCAGGGTTGAATGGGATGGTCTTCGTCTTTGTCTTCAACTCAATGAACGTAGGCTCAAAGGTATCCTGTAGCTCTGCCTCAATGTCAGCCTTACGCTGTGCCAGAGTAGAGTACAGTGCTGTAGCTTTCTCCACATCAAAGGGAAAGCCATGTTGCTCCTGCTGAAGCAAGAGAGTATGAAGCTCAGTCTCAAGGTCTAGTGCCTCTTGGCTGAAATTTTTCTCCATAATTTTGTGATACAGTTTAACTGTAACCTTCGTGTCTTGGACGCAGTACTCCAACATTTCTGTGGAGTAAGTTCCAAAGTCCTGACTATCACTAGCGAAATCACCTTTTAATTCTCCTAGTCTGTGACCCCATGCTCTCAGAGAATGAGAACCAATCAGCTTCTGTGGGATTTTACCCTTCTTGTACTGATTGAAATCAATCTCTTTGATGTGAGGCCAGATTGTTCTAGCGTATACCAAAGTGTCAACCACCTTGCCCTCGTAATCAAAGTCGTACAGTTTCTTGAGCAGTCGCAAATCATAATCAATGATGTTGTGACCAATCAATTCTTCTGCACCAGCAATGAAGGACAAGCCTCGTTTGATACTGTCTGGTTCAAAGGTGTAGACCTCATCTGTATCAGGGTCAATCGCCACGATACAGTGAACAGTCGTTGCTTGTTCCAGTAAATGGTCAGCTTCAATGTCAAATATTAGTTTCATACTGTGTCTCCGCACTAGTTAAAAGTCTATGACTTCATCTTCCTCTTCTTCAAAGTAAGTCTCAGTCATTCGTCCTGTGTCCTTGTCATACGACAGGGTTGAACACAATCCAGTTTCGCCTGACCATCTGTTCTTCAACACACGGACATGACTTAGGTTGGCGTTCTCAGCGTCCTGCTGATTACGTTCCAGACCTATCACCAGGTCTGACAGTTGCCCTAGCGCAGCACTACCACGCAGTTGGGACAGAGATGTTTGTGCGCCATCTTCGTGACCTCTATCACCTGATGGACGCTTCAAGTGTGAGATGAGAATCATACCACAGTTCAACTCCTCAACCAAAGCACGTAGCTTTGTCATGGTGTTGTCTATAAGCCTACGCTCATCTCCCCCCTCAAGACCAGATACAACAATGCTAATATGGTCAAGCACAATATATTTACAATTGCAACCTCTGACCATGTACCTGATTTTTGAGAGTAGATTATCGCTATCAGTAGAACCCCAATGGTCATACAGATAAACTCTGCCTGAGCCAACAGTGTTGTTGAAAGCATCACGCATCTCCTCTTCGCTCACCTCGTTACCTCGTAGGTGCAGAGGCTGGTTCATTTCAATTGACATCAGACCCAACGCTGTGCGCTTGACGTTCTCTTCAAGAGCAATGTAGCCAAGTGTCTCGCCATGCTTGACGATGTGATGTGCAACCTCTCTGGCAAGCTGTGACTTACCGATGCCTGAACCTGCTGTGATGGTGACAATCTCCCCCAGCCTGATACCACCTGTCTTCTCTTGCAGTCCTGAGTAGGGGTAGGCAATTGACTCCTTCTCCTCTTCAGTACTGACAACATCCCACAAGTCTGTACCTGCTACGATACCATCAGGTCTGTACACTTTAGCATCCCAGATAGCATCAATCAGTTCTTTAGTCTTACCAGCTACCAACATCTCGTTGGCATCCTTCATGGGTAACTTTGCAATCTTTGCCTTGTTAGGTGGCAGGGCGTTGGCTGCTTCTATGGCAGCTTTCTGTCCAGCCTCGTCATTGTCAAACATCAACACAACGTGGTCAAAGGTACAAAGAAACTCAATGGACTGACCGATAGCTTTCTTTGCTGACGTGCATCCTGATGGTAGTGAAACCACAGGCCACTTCAGGTCTTGTACTTGAGAGACAGTCATAGCGTCTATCTCTCCTTCGGTGACGACAACAAACTTTGTACCGTCACGCCATAGGTGTTCGCCATACAAACCAGACTTCTTCAAGTTACCAATAACTGAGAAGTCCTTGTTGGCAAAGCGTAGCTTCTGAGCTTGCAGGTTACCTGTTGCATCACGATAGTTAGCAACCTGTACCTTCTGACCTCTGTAGTTAGCCACGCCATAGCCCCAGAACTCACAAGTCTTTTGTGTGAGGCCACGCTTTTTTAGTTCCATGAACTCAACGTCAAGGAACGCTGTGTCATGTGTCTCCATGATGCTCACAATCTCCTTAGTCTTGTCTGCTGGTGTGTATGTTTCGCAAGCAAAGCAGTAGCTGTGTCCATCAGAATACAAACTGTTGGCATCACTGCTACCACAATGCTCACAAGGTGTGTGTCTTAGAAACTCACTCTCTTCCGTCATCAATAGCATCTCCAAGAATGTCCACCATTGTCTTCAATCCTTTATAGATAGGAAGCAAGGCTTCATCTGGATACTTTTCTCTATCGCCTACCATCTGGTAAGCCATAACGTCATAGTCAGCTACATCATGAATTTCACACTCGTCTACAAAGATTGAGACCGACAGACCCTTTGAGGTGTACTCTACATTCAGGTCAATCTCAGACACAATCTCTTCAGTGATATCAATTACACTCATGTCCATTCCTCTGGTATGGTTGTTTCAGCCCAAGCAAAGCCGTTACGCTCTGCCCACTCTGCACAGGTCATCTTTGACCCATCCTTACGTTTCTTAGCACCTTGTATTGTAGCGTCTGCCTTCTGGAATACAAACCTGATGTCCAACTCTGGATGCTGTGCCTTGATAGCTTTCATCTTTCGTTGTGCATCCTGTCTGAAGTATCCCTTCAGTTCAACATACATCGTGCCAACTTTTAAGTCAGGGATGTAGTGACGTTCCACGTAGTAGGCCAGCTTCTCTGGTTCATACATATATGGAACGCCACGTTCATCTAAGTCACCGATGACCCTCTCCTCAAAAGTCCCCTTCGTCACTGGCAGTGCCTGTGTCTTCAGCAAAGAAGTCAGTCTTATCATCTTTAGCTACAGCCTCAGATACAAACCCCTCTTCTTCATCAAAGAAAGCATCAGTACCCTTGCTGTAAGACACAAGCTCCAGCACCTGGACTGCCTTCAAACGCAGGGAAAGACCTGCCACTTTGTCAGTAGCCAAGTAGTAAGGCGCAGCTTCAAACGCTACCTTCACTGTTGAGCCATTGCCAATCAGCGTGGACTTGTCCAGTGGGTTACGCTTGGCATCCACCACAGACACTGTGCGAGTGTATGTCTTACCATCACGTGCAGTAATCTGTGCCTTGTTCTTTGGCTTGAACAAGATACAACCAGTTTCGTCACCATTATCATCATACTCAGTTTCAAATGGCTTGCGAATGGACAGGACATTCTTAATCTTAGGATTGTCCTTGACGAGTTTATCAGCGTACTCTTTCAGAGTGTCCTCAAACTGTTCACATATCGCAGATGCTTCTGCCTCAGGGATAGAGACATTGATTGAATACAAGCCTTCTTTTACAAAGCGTGTATCAGGTTCATAGACTTTCGCCCATGTTGCTTTACCTTTAATAACGTGCATAAATTTCTCCTTGTTCAGCTACGTTTGGCAAGAGGGGAACTTTAGAACTAAGCGAAAAAGTACTGTGATTTCAGTATGTTACGCAGGTCTAAGTTCCCATGTTTAGGTGGATGAGGGATGTCATCCGTTCCTAACTGGATTATAGCATGGTCTCGTAGTTCTTTCAAGACATCATGCTTCTCATACATATCAACAAACTCCTGACGCAGAACGTCAGACATCATTGGCATCATTGGTGCGTGTGTACCATAGCTATCGTGTACCATTGCAAAGTCTTTGATACCTAACTGATTACATCTGTTGATTGTTTTGGTCATGGCTGCAGCATCAAGGCTGTGGATAAAGTTAGGACTGCTACCCAAGCCTGTCCTGCGTTTGTTCACAGTGTCCTCTTTGTCCTCAACAATGTTAATCTTGACTATCTCCCCATTGATGTGGGTCTTGATACGTCTACTGTCAAGGTCATGATACTGCTGTACCACAATCCAATTCGTTGGTGTCACCCATTCAAGGTGACGTTTGTGGTCAGCGTAGATGTCGCCCACCTGCTTCACGTAGTCCATCACACTACGAGCAGACTGAATCACATCAGCGATAGCGTCCCACACAAAGCCTGAGAGGTAGTGACTAGCTTCAAAGCAGTCATCCTCAAAGACATTCTCAGCACCATCCTTGATGCGTTCCTGCAAGGCTTCTTGAATGTACCCACGACAGGCGTGGCGTGTGCCAGAGTAGGGGACAATCATCACAGGACGTTTGGTTATCTTCCTATCAATGCCAAAGGCTAGACACTTCCTAGCAATGTCGGTGTCCTCTTCCTTCAGCTTGGCTACTGTCTGTTCAGCTACCTCAGTGTAGATGTCCTGAGGTAAGTCAGAAGGTATCAGGTTAGTAGCCCTGCCCCCACGCTCGTCACGTAGGATAGCAGACAGGTGCTGTAGTCCATTACATGAACCATCAGCAGACACTGGCATCCTGCTTTCGTAGCCCCAACCATGTCGTGTCATGGCTACAATCTCGTAGCACCATGCAAGAAACTGCCAAGGCTTATCAGCATCAAGCCAGAATAGGTAGTCGTATGGGTTCTCAACCACACGCTTGAACTCGTCCATGTTGTCCCATACCCAACTCTCACGTTGGTCAAGGGTAACCTTATCGTTACCATACAGGTTAGCTCCATGAATACAGAGCCATCGTGCGTCATCCCAATTGTTGATACGCATGGGTTCAGCAAACTCAATCAGAGCCTTGCTCCAATCAGCAGACTGAGGAGAGAGAAAGGTAGCTGACGCATACTTGCGAGACCTGAAGTCGTTCTGCCACACGTAGTAGAACTCATCATATCCTGCGTACTGGTTGGCAACCTGAAGGGTACGCTCAACCTGGATGCGCTTGCTCACGCTTCTGGCGTTGGAGGAGTAGACAGAGTTACGCTTGCGTGACCATTGCTTGAACTCTTTCTTCTCATCCTCAGTCATCTCTTGTGGGTCTTTGTCAAAGGGGTACACAGGTAGAGGGATGTCGTCACGTGGTGGTAACTTGCCCCACTCCTGCCCCTGCTCCCACACTTGTTGTATAACTTGTAGAACATCTTGATTAATACGCCATCTGGTATGCTGCAGGGCGTTGAGACACTTGTATTCTTGCCTCAAGTCCATGTCAGCCAGTCGGCTCATGTGATATTTCAAACTCATTTACGCCTCACTATAGGTAGTTCATTGATTAGAGTGCCATGATAACCCCCACCATAGATGTCGTTCCAATCCTTTGGTGGTATTATGCAAGGGGCGTAGCGTGGTCTTGCTACTTCTGAGTATTCATTGAAAGCCTTAATCCAATCCTCAGTTGATTGGGTAGGCCGTACTGTTGTAACTGTTTTGTTGGTTGATAATACTTGTTTCTCTAGTTGGATGATGCCTGTGTGCTGGATGATTGTATCCACCATACGTACGCCCACGTGGATACGCTCCTGCTTTGTCCACGCTGTGTGTTCGTAGCCATCCTTGTTCATCTTGTGGGTCAGGCCGTAACGCCTTGATGCTTGTCCTTTCTCATTGGCTAGTGCGATAACACGCAAGGCTGGCATACCTTCAGTGGCTACCCACTTGTCAAGTCTGTCCTGCATCTCAATGTTACCACCGATGTAGTGAGCAACAGCTAGTAGTGCGTTACGTCTGGACAGACAGTCCACCATTGATACGCACGACAGGTATGCTACCTGCTCACAGTCCATGTGTTTAATTTTTTTGTGGGTAATATCTCTATTACTCTTCACCTCAGTTTGTACTTGACGCACTCCTGCGGCGACAGCTTCCACAATCCTGGATACGATTACCCTTCCATGTAATGTTCTGGATTCAGCTTTACTGTTGATGGCTTGGTCACGTGCCTTTCTAAAACGTTGGATACCACCAGACAGCATCTCCATCTCAAGTTCCAGTTGCTTTTCTAAAGTACCCCTCATAGCAGAGACCCCTTATAACATTATTAAAACATCTATTAGAACCATAGCTGTAAGGAACAATGGACTGAGTACAAAGACAGCGAACTGATACCCTTCTGCGTCTGCCTCGTCAGTCAATAATCCATACACAGCAACAGCACCTAACAACGATAGTACTATGTAAACTGCTACCTCTCCCATTGTTCAGCAAACATCTTATCTATATAGGTATCGCCATCAGGTTTTTCAACCCCCTCTTCCTGCCACTCTGCATGACACTCAGGACAGTACCACTGTACCTTCCCATCAATACCATACAGAGCTTCAGCTTCCCCATCATTACAGTGAGGACAAATCTTAAACCCCATGCTCATTGTCATTACTCCCTTCGTCCCACGTGAACGTGTACTGATTAGTGAATATCTTATAGTCTCCTAGCATGACAGCATCCACGATGTCAACTAGTTCTGATGCAGAGGTGAAGTGTACAGGGTCACCCACTGCCTTACCATCTTTGAACAAGGCTACCTCTCTGTTCCAATGTTGTGTGTCACACTGCCACAACGACAGCTTGATTTTATCCTTTACTGGTATTGTTACATTACCCATGTGTCATTCCTTCCATGATATGTGATACTACGTCCACTGTCCAACCATTGCCCAGCATCTTGTAGCGTTGTGTGTTTGATACGCCTTCGGTGTAACCCTCTGGCACTGTCTGCAATCGCTCACACTCAAGTGGCGTTAGCTTGCGCCATGTTGTATCTGATAGTGATACCTTTGGTTGTCGGTGTCCACCTTGCATGGTAGTCAGCGTTGGTGATTTGCCTTCGGGATGATATACTCTACGCACCACGTCAAATCCTCGTATGTCTGACGCATGACCTGCTAATATCAAACCATTGCGTGTTGGCACATACCCATTGCTGTAACCATGCGTACCAGCGCATAACGTACTCGCCTTCCCATCCAAAGGATGGATAGTATTAGCTTGACTTTTATACGCAGGGTTCAACTGATTGCCCCCCTTGTACCCTTCAATAAGATGCTTACCTGCCTCATAGTGGGCATCAACTGGTTCAGTTTCTAGTATATCACGCATGACAATACCTTTATCTTCTGGCAACCCATCCATAGGAATGTTTGTCCAGTAATACCTTGGACGGTTCTGTGCTGATACCAAACTACTGTTGATGAACACAGGCTCAACACCTAGTGCCTCAGTGATTACGTCCATACTTTCCTGCTTCATTTTGACATTCTCAAGTAAGAAGTACTTAGGCTTCAACTCTTTGAGCAAGCGTACGAACTCCCAAAACAACTGACTGCGTGGGTCATCAAAGTTTAACTGCTTACCTGCAAAGCTGAAGCCCTGACATGGACTACCCCCCATAAGTAAATCTATCTCACCTACTTGGGCAGCCTGGATTTCACGCACGTCCCCTATGTGAACTGTGTCAGGATAGTTGCGCTTGGCAACCTGTATAGCGTACTTGTCTACC